CGTCTGCAAGTTCTGTGAAGAACGACAAAAGAAAATGCTTAATGATTGGAAAGAAGAGCGGTTCAAGGCTGCCGAAAGTGTCGACGCTGACCACGTCGCGCTCTTCAAAAAGGCCTTAGCGGCACTCGTGCCGCTAGGATGGGACCGTAAGGATTATCCGTTTGTCCCGAACGGAAATGCGACGTGTTATACATCGCGAGCTCAGGGTGGTAACTGGACCGATCAGGCGTTTTCTACGCGCTGTCGGGCCACCCAGGTCTGGAGTTCCGGGAAGCCCCGAGTTGTCACCCTTTACGGGGGTGGCAACTCCGCGAGGCTATACCGGTTACACCATGCTCTGTATAACACTCTCCGAAAGGAGGGATGGCTTCTTGTCGGTAGCCCAACCGATGAGTTAGTCGCCTCACTAAATGGGGACGGGCCGTACGTTTCCGTGGATTATCAGTCGGCTACTGATAACATCCGACTAGATTACGTCCGTGCCTCCATTGAGGTCCTTAAAGCCAAAGCGGCCAGGTTGACGACCCAGGAGTCGGAGGCTCTAGATGTCCTTGGAAATCTAGATCTGTTTGGCGAGGATAGGGTTGCTGTCTCAGGGCAGCCGATGGGAAGCATGATGAGCTTTCCTTTACTTTGTTTGGTGAACAAAGTAGTGGTTGATCTGGCTGTTGCAGACATGGCGTCTGCAGGGAAAATTTCCTGGAAGCAATTCCGGGTTCATCGCTGTCTCATCAACGGCGATGATCTGCTTTATCGCGAGTTCGACAACTCTCGCGATATACTTGCCGGTATCCTTGCCCATGGGTCTCGTGTAGGACTAGTGGTCAACAAGGAGAAAACGATGGTATCTCCCATATACGCGGAAATCAATTCTTGCGCGTTTAAATATGGGAGGAAGCAGAAGAAAACGAATGTGGGCGTCCTCATTAAGAGGAGCGAAGTTACAGATCCGATCGGTTTTCTCGCGGATTCTGTTGTTAAGCGAAAGACGTTCTACTCCATGATGCTTGATTGGGTAGGCGTTGTCAAGAACGCGGAACGCAAATTGCACGGACCTCTTCCCCCGTCTTTCTGGTCCGTTCTCTTTAAAAGAGAGTTCCGCCACGCTCTTTGCTCCGTCCCCTCGGGACGACCTAAACCCACCAATCCCTTCCCCGTAGTACCCATGCCGGATGGGTACGATTTATCTCGCGAGGAAGAGATTGCCGCTATCCGCTGTAGAGTGGAACGGCTCCGTGAACAAGGGTTTACTAAACCACGCGCCAGGCGTGGAACCCCTAGTGAATGGAAAACGCAATGTTACCAGCATGCGTTAAAGCGGAAAAACCCATCTGAGGAGACAATGATACTCAAAGTCTGCGCCGACAGATGGGTAGAGGCGACAAAAGAAAAGTTACTGGAGGCAGACCCACCTGACCCTGCCCGATACGCTACGGGCCTCGACGTAGCGTGGGATGAGAGGTCGAAGGTATCGCTGATGATTGACGCGATACGGTGGTCAAAGAGTGTAAGCGGTGCGCGACCGCGGACCCAGGGCGACGGCACCTGGGGGGACTTTGTGTCCCTCGCGTGTTGAAATCATGAAACAAATGAAAACGAGTGAAACACGTTACCAGAACGGGTTTGCACGGACCTGGGTCGCCAGTGAAGTAGCTCGCCAGTAAAGAGTGGATTGGTG